GACCAGATGTCGCTGACGCTGGTCAAGCTGCACGAGGCCGGTGCCAGCCACGCGATGCTGCATTCGGCCTACACCGACATTCTCGAGGGGCTGCCGCTGTACCCGATCTTTTTCGATGAAAAAGGCATCGCGCGCTACACGCGCACGCCGCTCCGGTTCACGCTCGACCTGTCGCAGCACGAACTGTTCCTCTTCCACCGTTCGTCGAACTCGCGCGAACTTCGGATCAACCCGCGCGAGGCCGGTGTCGGCATGTTCCTGCGGCAGGACATCGTGCGCCTCTCGCGCCGCGTGAACAAGCCCGACGGCAGCTTCGGCGGCGTGGTGGCGATCACCATGCTCCCGCGCTACATGAACGCCTTCAATGACGCGTCCACGCTCGGTAACGATGACTTTGCGTCAGTGTGGCTGACCAACGGGCAGATGCTGACCAATCGTACCCGCGGCTGGGGCGACCGCATCTTCCAGCACTACAAATCGGCGCCGCTCTTCCCCGGAGAACTCGGCGCGCGCCGCGATCCCGACGACAAATTCCATGACAATGGCGCGCATTACGTCGGCTGGCGGCGCCTGAACGGCTATCCACTGATCGCGCTGGTGGCCTACACCGAAGACAACGTGATGCGGCCGCTGCGCGCGAACGAATTGACCCACTTCGCAGCCGGCGGACTGGCCAGCCTGCTGGTGCTGCTGCTGGAGGAGGGCGCACAGCCGTCTACATTCAGAACACCGGGCCGATCATGCAGACCCCTGACGGCAGCCAATGGGCCAGGGTTGAGGATCTAGCTGCAGTGGCTGAGGCTGTAGCGATCATGGCCTCAGGGAGGCGCTGACGATGGCGATCGGACAAGCCTGCTTCGTTGATCTGTACGATGGTCCCGCCGTTGTGGCCCGATGGCAGGACCACTGGATCAGGCAGGTAGTGACGTGGGAAGGGCAGCCCTGGAGCTACCGGCAGTTCGATTGGAGCGGCATCGTCTCCGGTCAGCTGACAGGACAGCAGGGCACCCTGACGCTGCCCCGCACGCCATCGGTGCTACGGCTGCAGCAGCAGGCGCTAGCGGCGCCATGGCAGGCCCGGATCAGGGTCTACCATTTCGACGAGGCGCTAGGGGTTGCCGCGCCCTATGCCCAGCAACAGCTAGTCGGCACAGCACGGGGTCAGATCACCGGCGCAACCGGTACCCTGGAATCAACCACATGGACCCTAGGCGGCGCTGTGGAAGCCTCGTCTGTGCAGATCCTGCCACTGGTCGCGAATAGCAGCATCATCGGGATACCCTGCCAGCTATGACACTACCTCAACCTGCCATTGGACAAGGGGCGAAATACATCAGGGCGGTATCGATCGACGAGGGTCAAAAGCGTCTTAGAGTCGACTATTTCAGCGATCAGCAGGTAGACCTGCTCAAGAAACAGGACCCGAAAAAATACGATGAAATTGTTAAAGCCACTGCAATCAATCGCGCTGCAATTGCCAGTTTTCTCAGCCGCGTGCGGTCTGAAGCGCAGAGCACCGAATCGGGTCGACCAATTGAACCAGTGCAGGCACGGCCAGACTCACCGCTGAACGAACCGCAGCAGGCCATGGCGATCGGTGATTCCATCCCTGTGATCCATTGCCGTCGCCGCAATAGTGCTGGCGGTGTGCTGGTTCGGCCGGCTGCTACGGAGGCGCGCTTCGAGAACACGGCCACCCGGATTGTCAGTTACTACCACTGCATCCTGGGCCAGGGGCGCATCACTTCCCCGCAGGTCCGTGACTTCAGGCATGGCGCGATCCGCACGGGGACATTCTCGGCGAACTACAACCAGCGAGCCGGTAGCTGGCTGCCAGGGGTTGCGACCACCAGCCAGTCATATCAACTGCCGCGATTCCCGGCGATCTGCGGCGGCGGCGGATCCTACCGAGGTGTCACCACACTCGAATACAGGGTAGAGACGCTGCCAGGCACAGACGACTGGAGCATCGGCGCCAACGTGTTCATTCGCGATGGGCAGGAGATCAGCCGCGGCCGGATCCTTGACGGCGTTGTTGGCCCCTCGGATAACGTGGTCGATCTGATCCGCTGGCAACTGGATCAGTCGGGCCTGGTGCCTGACAGCATGATTGATGCCGACAGCCTGCTAGCAGCGGCGCAGTTCACAGACACGTATCAGCTGTTGTTCAATAGCGAAATCAGGGATTCTGAGAATCTGACCAGTTGGTTAGAGCGGATCCTGCCGTACTTCCTGTTGCGCGAGACCAAGATCGGCGGCCGGTTCGGGCTCCGCCCTCTGGTGCCAATCGGGCCAGACGGGGCCATAGACACCAGCCCAATCGAACCGCGATGGATCCTGAACGAAACCAATATCGTGCCTGGCTCCTACCAAGATACGTGGTATGACCCGGCAAGCAGACGGGCGAAACGCTACCAGTTGAATTGGCGGCAGCAGGCCAGTGAAACCGATATACCGTTCACCCGATCGCTTGACTACGGGCCATCGGGGGCGGAGATCGAGCAGCACGACCTATCGTCGTTCGCGACCACTGAGATCCACGCCGCCAGGGTTGGCGCCTACCTGCATGGCCGGCGCACACTCTGCAGCCATGGCGTGAATGTGACGCTACAGCCTGGCTTCTATTCTGGCGCGATCCTGGAGGGTGACATCATCGCGCTAGATCTGACCATCCGCCCCAACACCGAGGCGCCTGGAGTGCATCGGTATTGGTACCAGGTCGATGGAATCAGCAGGGACCGCGGGGGCGCGGAGAGCCTGCAGCTCAGCCACTACCCTGTGGACGAGGCCGGCCGGTCGTTGTTGGCGCTGCTAGTGGCCTCGGCCTCCGGCCCTGGGCTGCTGCTGCCCCCTCCGGCGATCACCAGCAGCGCAGAGCCCGGCCGGCAGGACGAGGCCGGCAGGGCCAGCAATACGTCGGTGCCGGCGCCTGTGGCGTCTCCAGCAGTGCCGTTCGATTCTGGATCCTCAACACTGGATCCGGCCCCCGCACCGACGAAAGCCCCCGAGGATGGCCCCGGCGGTGGGAGTGATGGTGATAAAGACGATGATGAGGATGGGCCCGAGACCGGAACCAGCGATGGCCCCAGCGATCAGCAGCCTGCGAAGGAGCCATCACCAGGCGATGAAAAACAGCCGCCGGAGAAACCCGAACCACCAGGCCAGGGATGCAAGCATGGCGTGCACTACATCAAGTGGGAGCTTATTGGCGCCGAGCCTGTTATTGGCGGCGGGTGGCAGCCTGGACTACCGACACAGATTTACAGCAAAGGGCCATTGTCCCCAAGGATTAGCCTATTGCAGACCGATCAGAACGGTAAGAAAATCCTAAGGGTAGATCTATCGTGGTTCGGTTGGTCTACGCTGCAGCCACCAGACCCTAACACCAACCTACACACCTATCCACCAGGATCTCAAACCCTACTCCTATTCGCGTCGCCTGATTATAGTGCGCCATACGTACAAACTGAAATCGAAACGTTCTGCCTGCTGCCAGACGGAACGCCACCCCCATACACACCACCGTAACCGATGGCAACCTTCCCGGCCCTAGTGCCGACCGCCATGCGGCTTACCCCAGGCCGATGGGGCGGTACGCAGATCAGCAATCTTGCAGGCGGCATCACGCCAGTTCGGCACTCGTCTACCGAGGCAGGCCGCGCCCTGTCGCTGTCGTTCATTCTGACCAGAACCGAACTATATCAACTGCGCGATCACTGCCTAGGACAGCTGTCCAATATGGACGGTTTCACCTTTACTACTACCACCATCCCCGCTAGCTATACCCCGCCTGGTTCATGGTGGTTCTACACTGGGCCGCCGCAAATCACAGACCAGCAGTCCGACTACTTCACGGTAGACATCGAGGTTCAGTCTGAGCCTATGCCGATCTTCACCATGGCCGGCGGTGCGTTTCATGTTCGCCCGCGCCTGGCGATCGGCAGACCAACCGCCATACTGCAGGGTACTGCGCTGACAGCATCTCCGGCCCTGTCTGCTGGCGCGATCACCAGC